TATCGCGGTCCAACGGGTCAAAGACCAGGGGCCGAAGGACAATCCCGTGCTGTTGATCACGCTTCTCAACGCCCACTGGCCTGAGAAGTATCGCCGGGACGGCAACGTGGTCGCCAACGAGGTCAAGGAGATGATGGGCGAGTGGAAGCGGTGGGTTCGCGAGAGCAATCGCAAGACCAAACCCTCCCCCGAGCTGAAAGACGCCGAGGAAGCCCGGCAAAACGCCATAAACGAGGTCGAGCATATCCTCGCGAGGAAGAAGGGCAATGACACTAGCCCCGAGTGAGCCCCCCCGGATCACCGAATACCTGTTCTCGAAGCTGGACTTCGAGCCTACCGAGAAGCAGGCCCCCATCCTGGACTGCCGCAAGAGGTTTATCCTCGTCGCAGGTGGCGAGCAGGCGGGGAAATCAATGGTGGCGTCCAAGTACCTGGTCTCCAGGTTCCTCGAGACTGATGAGCCGGGCCTTTACTGGCTCGTCGCGGCGGACTATGAGCGCACCAGGGCCGAGTTCGACTACCTGATTCAGGATTTCGCCACGCTGGGCATACTCGCCGAAGCCTCCAAGCGCGTCGATCCGGGCCGGATCGTCCTCGCTGACGGCACCCGGATAGAGACCAAGAGCGCGAAAGACCCCCGGACGCTGGCAATGAGGGCGCCCAACGGGATCATCGGATGCGAAGCGTCCCAGCTCGACCTTGAATCGTTCCATAGAATGCGAGGCCGCTGCGCCCCGAAGCGCGGATGGCTGTTTCTCGGCGGCACTTTCGAGGGCAGCCTGGGCTGGTATCCCCAGCTCTTTCAGACCTGGCAGCACGGCACCGCGGACGAGCAGAGCTTCTCCCTGCCGTCGTACACCAACAAGCACCTCTACCCCGGAGGGAAGGCGGACCCGGAGATACTGCGGCTCAAGGCTATGGCCTCCGACGAGTTCTTCATGGAGCGCATCGAGGGAATCCCCTCCCCGCCCCAGGGCCTTGTTTTCGGGGAGTTTCGCCCAGACATCCACATTTCCGAGAACGCGAAATGGTCCGTGGGCCACCCCGTTCAACTGTGGATGGACCCCGGATACGCCGGGGCCTACGCCGTCGAGGCGATCCAGGAGATAAACGGGCAGATCTGCGTCATTGACGAGATCTACGAGCATGGCCTGATCACCTCGGAGATCATCGATATTGCCCAATCCCGTCCCTGGTGGAAAGATGTCGCCGGAGGCGTTATCGATATCGCCGGATACCAGCATCAGGCGATGTCCGCTCCTGCGGAGATCTGGCTCCAGGAAACGGGGATCTATTTATCGGCGCAAAAAATCCGCATCAACGAAGGAACCGAAAGGCTGAAGAGCTTTTTGAAGCCCGATCCGATTTCTAACGCCCCAAAAATTATTTTTAATCCGACTTGTCACGGGATTCTGTCCGAATTCGGCGCGATGCCGTCCCCTATGGACGGGCAAACACGGGCCTATCGCTGGAAGATGGACAGAGATGGTAATATAGTTGGAGAGTCCCCGGAGGACAAGAACAACCACGGGGTCAAGGCCGTCGTTTACGGCCTCGTTGACAAGTTCGGCTACGGCCACATCGGCAATAACAGCTTCATCAAGGTCAAGAGGTGGTGATAGATGGCCCGGCGCACCGTAGAAAACATTCTCGACCTGGTCGAGGGGCATCACGACGCCACGACCTCCCTGCGCGCTCGCATGGACACGGACCACCAGCTCTATCGCCTTAACCCATACGACGCGGGAGACGGCTTCCAGAGCTACACCTCCAACGAGCCGCAGACCTACGCCGACAAGATCATCTCCTGGCTCTCCAGCGCGGACACCATTATCCGCATCCCCCCGGCGGGAAACCCCCGCAACAACCGGGAGGTCAACAACGACAAGGAGCGGTTCCTCATCGGCGCGCTGAAATCGGCCAATGAGAGGCTCTCCTCCAGGCTCCTCCCCGACCTCCAGAGCCAGCTTGCCTGGTACATGACCCTTCGCGGGTGGTACGCAGGCAGGGCGCTGCTGGTCAAAAGGGATGAGGACACCACTTTCATCGACATCACCCCGTGGGATCCCATGCATACCTACTGGGGCACCGACGCCGATGGCCTTTCATGGGCCTGCTACAAGACAAAAAAGACCCAGGGCGAGATCGAGAGCCAGTACAATGTCCGGCTCGGCTCTGACCGGGACGACGCCGATGGCATCGATGTCTACGACTTCTATGACCGCGAAGATAATTTCGTGGCCGTCCCCAACCGCTTTATCAAAAAGCGCACCCGGCACACCCCCGAGGACGATTCGGCCTGCGGGACGGTCCCTGTTTTCCTCGGCCCCGTGGGGGCCAACCCCCTGATCCAGTCGCTCGAGTGGTCCTCCATCGAGGACACCTACGAGGACTACGGCGAGTCGGTTTTCAAGTCCACCCGGGATCTCTACGAGAGCCACAACTTCATGATGAGCGTCATGCTTGAGCTGACCGCAAGGTCGCGCAAGCAGGGCCTGAAGATCATTTCCCGGGACGGCCAGAAAACCCTCGAGGAAGACCCCTACAAAGAGGGCACCGAGATATCCCTGGCCCAGGGCGAGGATGTCCAGCCGCTGGGCCTCATGGAGGTGGCCCGGGAGACCGGGGCCTACATGGGCATGGTCTCCGGCGAGATACAGCGCGGCTCCATTCCCCACTCGGTTTACGGGGAGCTTCAGTTCCAGCTCTCGGGGTTCGCCATCAACACCCTCAAACAGGGCGTCGAGACGGTGCTTTCCCCCAGGGTCATCGCCCTTGAGCAAGCTTACAAGCAAATCTTCCGGCTTCTCTGCGACCAGTACTCCAGCGGCGCGTTCACCGCAATGGAGCTTTCCGGCAGGGACAACAATCGAATGTACTTCTCCGAGACCATCACCCCGGCCCGAGTGAAAGAGGGCGGGGACATCGAGGTCTCGGTTGTGCCCCGGCTGCCCCAGGACGATATGGCCAAGTACTCTATGGCCCAGATCGCCAGGGAGGGAGCCACCCCGTTGCTGCCGGACCTTTGGATTCGGGACAACGTGCTGGGCGTCCAGGACGCGGACCAGATCGAGGACGCGGTCAAGGAACAGATCGCGGAGCGGACGCTGCCCGAGGCAGGCATCTGGAGCCTGTATCAAGCCTCGATGAAACAGGGCCGGGATGACCTGGCCCAGTTCTACGCAGGCGAACTGACCGCCATGCTATTGAGCAAGGCGAAGGTTCTATCGGATAATCTTAGCGGCGGGGCGCCGCCCGGCCCATCCCCGGGCGCATTGCCTCCAATGCCACAGGGCGCCCCGCCACCAGGCGGCTTGCCTCCCATGCCGCCGCCCGGGGTTATGCCCCCGGCGATGGCTGGCGTGCCGCCTCCCGTGCCAACCCCGCAGGGAGGCCCGGCGGTTCCGCCAGGCCAGCCCAGGCCCGGCGCGCAGGGTGAGCAGGAGCGACTCCGAAGCATGGGCCTCGTAGGCCCGAGAGGCTAAAATGGCATACGAAGAAGATCTGCCAAATCTATTCGCCGAGCTGCCCAACCTCATTATCGGTGGATTCGGGGACCCGGCGTCCCTGGCCGCTATCTGGTCCACGGGAAAGCTGCCCCAACAGCAGGAGCCGTCCGGCCCCACTCTGGCGGACCTGGAGGAGCAGTTCCAGCAGCAACAAGGGGACACATACACCGATATCCTCTCGTCCACTGGCGATCCCCATCAGGCAGGCATTATCGCCAACTCCCAGTCCCAGGAGGCGATCAACGCCGCCGTGAACCAGTCCATGATCAACATCCTGGCCAAAGACGAGAACAAGATCTCGCTGGCCGCCGACGCCGTCATGAGCTACCAGGGGCCGATAGACCCCGACATGAACGTGGCCGACATCGTCGCCCCGATCTACAACGTGTCCCCCACCAAGGTTGAGGCGGAACTGGATTCTCGAGGCGAGCTGGTGGCGAGCTTAACCAAGCCCTTTTACGAGATGGATCTCGATCAGCCCATAAGCGTGCAGCCGGAGATTATAGATATCAACAAGCCCGTCTCAATGGCGGGTGACCCCGGGTTCAATCAGGCCATTGATAACTACAGGCCGCCCGGAGCAAGGCCAATGCCAGCGCCCCCGCCAGATGTCGGAACCCAACCGCCAACAGGATGGGTTGAGCCGTCCTTTCCGATTCAGCCAGCAGAGATCGACCCGGCGACGGGCCAGCCATTCGCGCCGATCCCGTCGTCGCCTGAAATAATGACGGCTGGCCCACCTGATCTAGGCGTGGTGGGCGATGTGGCTTCAAAGCTGGTTAGCGGCATCGGAGGATCAGCCGCAAACCTGCTTTTCAAAAACCCTGATAACCCCGGCGATATTGGCTGGATGTATCCGTGGACGCCGGAAGGGAAAGCAGCGTGGGAGGCGCAGCACGCTGCGCGGAACGCTCCGCCTCCGGCAGGCTCTTTCCTTGGGGCTGGCGATCCGCTGGCCAACCAAGACCCGCCGCCGTTCGCCACCGCTCCAGTTGGTCCCCCGTCAGGCGTTATATCGGATGACCCTGAAGCTATGGAGGAACGGGCGATCAATGACGCAGTTATGGATGGATGGCTTGGCGATCTTCAGAGAGTGTTTCAAAACGTCCCGGAGTTTCCGCATAAGAGCATGGACAATGCATACTTCCTAGCTCGGATTGAGGAAATTATGAACACGCCTGAAGGCCAGGGATCTGGATTTGCGGGTAGGTCCGCGGAGGATATCTTGGCCTCTTGGGGCGAAAACCCCCGGTTTATGCAGGTCGTCACCAGCTCTGAGGTTGAACCGGGAATCACTGACGAGGGGCAGCCGACTGCCACCGTCACCACGAAAACTGCCGAAGTTCCCGCAGGGCCGCTACAGGGAACGCCAGTTGACGCGGCTGCGGCTGCGCCTATCCTCACTCGGATTATGGCCCCTGTCCGTGAGGACGGGACGAGAGAATTTAATTACTTCAGAACCGCTGAAGGGCTAGATCTCTGGTTTGGCCCGGACAAGAATCTCTGGGGAACGGTGCCGCAGCCCGACAGGAGCCTTCAGCTAATCAGTTACGGGGAGCTGGAGGAGGGGATAACCCAGGGCAACGACACTGAGTACACCCTCGGCGGCCATACATGGATTCACAATCCGTTTAGCGCCCAACCCTGGCAACTCAAAAGAGTGCAACCCGCAGTGGCTATGGCGGGTGGCGCCCCCTTGCCGTTGCAAAGCACGCTGGGATCGATGACCCCGCCCAAGCAGTGGGAAACGCTCAGGGCGCAAGAGATGGGGGAGGATATCTGGAACCCCGTGCGATGGGGGACCAGGATGCAGGGCTTCAAGCCTGCATACGGCCAGTGGTTGCTCTCGGGCAAACAGTTCGAGTCCCCGTTTCATGAATTTGTCCAAAGCGGGGCGCAGCCCGATATGGCCCAGACATGGCAGGAGCTAGCACGGGCGTCGGCGGGGCTGACTTCCCCGCTGGATCTTGCTGGCGCTGACGAACTCGCGCTGGGACGGCAGATCGGTTATCAAGGATTGATTACGGGTGACGCGGCAAGGACTAACGCCATCCTGATGGCGGCGGCGGCAATGGGCGCAGGGCAGGGATACGGCGCGGATGCTATGAGAGCGCAGCTCGGCTCCATGTATGATGTTTTCGCAGCCGAGGCTGCGGCGTCTGGCCAGCCAGCAGGCGGCTTTATTGATTGGCTCAATCAGCGGATCGTTGACATGCCGGGCAGCCCAGCCCCGGCGGGTGCCCCCGGGTTCAATCAGCGTGGTTTCGGCGGGCAAGGAGGTTATGGAACATGAGTAGAGGAGAAATCTAATGCCCCCTAATCCGCCCTCGGTGACGGTTCGGACATACAAAAAGATACATCAACATACGGCTTCATTTAAGGCTGGCAGTATAACGCTCGGCAAGTTCAAAGCGCTAGTGTTTGACGCATTTGCCGAGAGCGGCGCTTTTAACAGCCCCGCCGCAAGCATGTATAATTACATGACCGGGAGCGGCCAGGGTCCGAGCAAAACAGGCGCTCTAGCAGAGGGGCAGTGGAACTTGCCGAACGACTACAAAGTCGGCTCGGAGGTTGTGGAGGCTGCGCCAGTTGCGCCAGAGCCACAACCAGTCTCGCCAGATTGGTTTGGAGCAGCTCCGACAGCGCCAAACTGGTTTGGGTCGGCAGCTCCGACAGCCGCGCCAAACTGGTTTGGGCAACCAACTCGGGGCGCGTCGATGATGACGCCGCCTGCGACTGCCGCCTCTCTACGAGACGCGGAGACGCAAAGAATAATAGACGAAATGCTTCGCAATGATGCGGCGAGGTTAAGAGGGGCGCAGGCATCTGCCGTGTTTGGGGCGCCCCTGAACAGGCCAAACTTTTTTGTGGGGACGACCCCGGACGCGCCAAACTGGTTCGGGCCGCCCCAACGACCAGCAGGCGGTTTTGCTAATTGGTTCAATCAGCAAGGATAAGGAGACAGAACAATGGTTCAATGGGGATTAGGCGGAGAATTCGGAACTCCAGAGGCTTCTTGGCTAACGGACCCAACAGGGGCGCAGGCGACATTCGCAGGCGATCCGAGATCGCTGTGGCAGGCTGGTCGCGCTCAACAGATGAGCGCAGCGCAGCTTGCGAACCCCGCGTGGAGAAGCCAGATAATGACGGGGTATCAGCCCATGCTCGGGGCGTACCAACTGGGAGGCGCCCAAGGCACCTTTGCCGATTACTTGGGCGGCTTGGCAGCGGGAGGCGCTGGTCAATATGCGACTACGATCCCGGATGCGAACTGGCAGACTGCGGTTACCGCGTCACAACTGATGGGAAGCCCTGACCAGCCCGTGACGCTGGCGCAACAAAACATTCAAAACCTTTTGCAGGGCGAGAATGCGCGGCGCAACGCCCTTGCGATGGCTGGCGCCTACATGGGCGGCGGGATCGGATACGGGGCGCAGGCGCGGCAGGCTGCGCTCGGGAACATGTACGACATCTATGCCGCCAGGCAAGCCGGGGAAGGCGCTGTCCCGGGCACGTTCCTCAATTGGCTCAATACGAGGCTCTCAGGATAGTTCGCTATGACCATGAACGACTACAACTGGTTTAATCCAGAGGGCGGCTTCCAGTACATGCTGGAAGCCACCCCGTCTCTGGCATACTTCAGCGCAGCGCCGTTCCAAGGCCAGACTTCTCCTGCCCAGAGGCAGTACTGGTCTGGCCAGTTCGGCGATGTCTCGAACCAGTACGCGGGTGTCATGGGTTCGGCTGTTCGCGCAGGGACGGAAGCTCCGAGCTTCACCCAGTTCCTCGAGGACATGCCGTGGACAGAGCGATACACCGCTCTCAGCCCCCGGATGAGGCCCGGCGGGGACTTCCGAAGGTTTAACCCCCAGACCCGGTTCATGTACCAGTGAGTTCGCAGGCTCTCTACGATAGCCTCTGGGAAAGGTCAATCCAGAACTTCCCACAGCTTGCCGCGCAGTTTGGGCAGGCTCCTCCTCGAGACGCCAAGGGCAGGCCCCTCTTAGATGCGATGGTCGCTCTCAGGACGTTACAGGCACAAGCTCCCGCGCAGCAACCTGTCCCAGTGGCCCCTGCCCCGGCGCCCCAACAACTTGTCCCTACCCAGCAGCCTGCGGGCGCTCCCCAACAGGATCTCTCCGGCCTGTCCGAGCCATCGTATTGGGATCCAGGCGAATGGGCGCGGCGAGGCAAGCAGATTGCCGAAGGCGTTGTCGCGTTTGATCCCATGTCGCCCTGGGGTATGTACAAA